GGGTATCCGTTACCTGTCCGAGCCGACGAAGAATTTCCGCACCAAGGTGTTCGAGAAAAAGATTATCCACGACAAAAATGAAGTGCTGACTTGGGCTGTNGGNAACGCCGTGACNAGGAAAGANGCNCANGAAAACATCATGCTGGANAAGTCNAAGTCNTTTGACCGCATTGACCCGCTGGCGGCGCTCATCAACGCTCACGCCAGGGCGATGTTTGCGGGCACTGAAACAATTGACATCTCACAATATGCGACTGATGAATTTTTGGACAAACTCTGGGGCTAGAAAGGGGTGAGGCCGATGGCACNGAGATGGAGAAATTGGCTGCGAAGGTTTCGGAACCAAACAAATAACCGCCCATCGTTCGGTTTGGACGAATATCGGGAGTTTTTGGAGTGGCTTGGTATTGATCCGGACGAGATCAATGTCCGCGGTGAAAAGGCCCTCCGCGAGGCGACGGTATATGCCTGTATCAAAATACTGAGTGAATCCGTTGCCAAGCTCCCGCTGAAAGTGTACCAGGAAACGGAACGAGGGATTGAGAAGCGACCGGATCACTACTTATACCAACTACTCAAGAACAGGCCTAACCCCTACATGACGGCGTTCGATCTTTTCAAAACCATCGAGGCNCAGCGTAACCTTTANGGGAACGCCTACATCATCCCCGAGGTTGTCCAATCTGGCCGCGACCGCGGTAAAATCCGCTGGTTGTGGCCGGTGGATGCTCAAAAGGTGGAAATTTGGATAGATGACCGGGGAGTATTCAGCCAGAGTAAACGCGTTTGGTACGTTGTGCGNGTAGGTGGAGAGGAAGTAAGGTTGGCTCCTGAAGAAATTATCCATCTGAAAGCCATGACACTGGATGGGATTGCTGGTGTTAGCCCATTGGAATATCTTCGTTACCTGGTGGAATCCGGTGCAGCCGGAACAAAGCATGTGCGGGACTTCTTTAAAAATGGCTTGCAAGTAAAAGGGATTGTCCACTACGTTGGCGACCTAAATCCTGAGGCCGAGAAGAAGTTCAAAGAGCGTTTCGAACGGATGGCAACCGGCCTGAAAAATGCCCACCGGGTGGCATTGCTACCTATTGGCTACCAATTTCAGCCTTTGGAACTGAGCATGACCGATGCTCAGTTCCTTGAGACGGCCCAGCTGACCATCCGACAAATCGCCAACGCCTTCGGCGTGAAGATGCACCAGCTGAACGACTTAAGCCGGGCCACGCACACCAACATCGAGCAACAGCAAAAGCAGTTTTACGCTGACACGCTGCAAGCCATTCTTACCCAGTACGAGCAAGAATTCACGTACAAATTGTTTCTGCCGTCGGAACGAGCCGACGGTTTTTATGTGAAGTTTAACGTTGATTCCATTGTCCGCTCTGATATTCAAACTAGGTACAACGCTTATCGGATCGGCATCCAAGGCGGCTTTTTAAAACCCAACGAAGTTCGTGCTTGGGAAGAACTGCCGCCAGAGCCGGGAGGCGACCAGTTGTACATCAACAAGGCGTCGGCACCGCTGGTGAGTGTGGCTAGTGGAAATATAAACAACCAGAAAGGAGGTGGTGACGATGGCGGACAGGATGGAGTTTTACAAACAAATGATTCGCAGCGGCAAATTGACGATGAATCGGATTCGCGCATTGGAAGGATTACCACCGGTCCACGGTGGTGACTTGCGTTTTGTCGCTGTTGGAAAGGGTGATGAAGGTTGAGAAAAACAAATGNCAAAAACAAGAAATTCTGGCAATTCCGGGCAGCCGCTGAGCCGGGTGTTGGCGTACTTTTGCTTTANGGGGAGATTTCTGACATAACCTGGTTGGGTGACGAGGTAACGCCTAAGCAATTCTGGAACGAACTGCAAAACTTGGGTGTAATCAAGGAATTGAAAGTTTACATTAACTCTCCCGGCGGTGACGTGTTTGCCGGGCAGGCGATTTATAGTATGCTAAGCCGTTNCCAAGCGCAGGTTACTGTTTATGTTGATGGTTTGGCAGCTTCGGCAGCGTCACTGATTGCAATGGCCGGGGACAGAGTTATTATGCCGAGAAATGCAATGATGATGATCCATAACCCATGGACGTATGCCTGGGGCGACGCAAACGCATTTTTGCAGATTGCGGCTGAATTGGAAAAAATCCGTGAAGCCATGATCCCGGTGTACCAGGCCAAAACAGGACTGACTAAAGATGAAATCTCAAAGTTGTTGGACGCCGAAACATGGATGACGGCCAGTGAAGCGGTGGAGCTTGGGTTTGCTGACGAAATTGAGGAAGCCAAGCAAGTGGCGGCATCCATCATTGCACCGGGTCGGATGGTCGTCAATGGCATGGAGTTTGACTTNACGCGGTACCAGCGTCCGCCTCAACCGTTTATGTTTGATGATTTGAAACGTAAAATCTACAACGGCGTCGTCCCGGAAGACGTTTCCCGCGAGCTGGCACCGGAAGATACACCGTGGGAAGCGCCGGACCTTGAAGATTTTACCGACAAAAGCTGGGATGAACTCACCGACGAGGAAAAACGGGAGATCGCCGGGCACTTTGCCTGGGCACCGGAGATGCCTCCGTCTACTTACACTGACCTGAAACTCCCGCACCATCGTCCGAGCGACGGCGCGGTGGTCTGGGCTGGCGTCGTTGCGGCGGCGCAGCGGTTGGACCAAACCGACATCCCGGAGGCCGACAAGGAGCGTGTCCGGCAGCACCTGGCGAGCCATTATCACCAATTTGGTCGCCGGGCACCGTGGGAGCGGGACGATGAGGCTGATAACAAACTGAAAATGCTCAAGTTGGAGTTGGAGTTGCTCACAGGCAACTCTTTTTAATTGCTTAAAAATCTAGGGAGAGGTGATTGGAAGTGACGCATCAAATGCGTGAACTGCAAGCTAAACTGGCGCAAGCTGAACAAAACGCCCGTCTTGCCATCGGTGAAGGGCGGGTCCAAGATGCTGAAAAGGCGATGGAAGAAGTTCGGGCGCTGCGGAAGCAGATTGACTTTTTGAAAGAGTTGGAGGCGCAGGAGAAACAAGAGATCGAANCTTCTCTGCCGAAAGGCGAGCGCAAAGACAAAGCTGAATTGGAACAACAATACACCAAGGCTTTTGTTAAAGCGATTCGCCGCCGGGAGTTGACGGCTGACGAAATCGACGTGGTAAACAGCTATCGCCGCCACGTCCTGAACGTCATGCANGAAGGNGGCGTATCCACTGACCCGGACGGTGACAGCTCGCTGATCGTGCCGCAAGACATCCAAACGCGAATCAACACGATCATGCGCGAATTGAACGACTTGTCACAGTACATNCGNGTTGAAACGGTTAACACGTTGAGCGGCAGCCGGGTGTTGGAAAAAGACGAGACGATGACGCCGCTACCGGAGCTGGAGGAATATGCTCAAGCGCAAGAGTTGGACAACCCGAAATTTGTACCTGTCACTTACAACCTGAAAAAACGTGGCGGCTTCTTGCCTCTTACGAACGAGCTTTTGAGAGACAGTGATCAAAACATCCTAAACTATGTCACCAACTGGATTGCGCGGAAAGTTGTGGTTACGCGCAATACATTGATTGTGGGGCTATTGAACANCCTGGCCGCTCAAACGCTGGCCGATCTGGATGGAATCAAGCGCATCCTGAACGTCGAACTGGATCCGGCCATTAGCAGAAGTGCAGTCGTGATTACCAACCAGGATGGGTACCATTGGCTGGATACGCAGAAAGATCAACAAGGCCGGTTTTTGCTGCAAGACGACATTACGCAACCGGGGCGAAAGCTGCTGTTCGGCAGGCCGGTGGCGGTTATCTCGAACCGGTATTTACCGTCTCGGGAAGACACTGATGCCGGAAAAACCTTTGCTCCGATTTTCCTTGGCAACGGTCAACAATATGCCGTCTGGTTCACTCGCGGCGTGTACGAACTGGCCAGCACCCGGGAAGGCGGCGAAGCATGGCGGCGTGACAGCACAGAACTCCGTGTCATTACCCGTGATGACCTGAAGCAATGGGATGCTGCGGCGATGGTCAAAGGC